TTAAGGCAAGTAATGCTTGGGGCGCTGATTTTTATATAAGCTCCTCAGGCAACGTAGGTATTGGTACGACTACGCCTGATACTTTACTACATCTAAAAAGCTCAAGTCCTAAAATAAAATTACAAGATACTGGTAATTGGGGAAGTAACGCAACAGGTGGTGTAGAGTTTTATGACCAAAATAGCTTAATGGCTTTTAGTGAAATAAATTCCGCAGGCGACTACTTACATTACTTAGTAGAAGCTGGTAATATGAGATTTGGTACAAGCAACACAGAAAGAATGCGTATTACTTCAGCTGGCAACGTCGGGATTGGACTAACAAATCCTGGAAATAAATTAGAAGTTGTAGGCAATATAAGAGCTAACGATGGTTACATAAGGTCTGAAGACGGTGCTACAGGTGATTTTGTACAAATTTTTAATGACGGAGCAAACACTGGACAATCTTTTATTACAACTAGCTCACTGGATTTAGTCCTTAGACCACAAAACGGTGTATTACAACTTAAAGGAGAAAACTATGGTTCTGGTAATAATGCTAGTTTACAAATTTATAATGCGCTTGATGCTAGTGTCAAGGTTAAATTAAACTCAAATGGTGATTCTTATTTAAATGGTGGCAACGTCGGGATTGGGACGACTAGTCCAACTATTAAATTTCAAGCAGTTCAAACCACAGCAGATTGGGCTGGGGGATTTAAAAATTACGCGGCAAACGCATATGGTCTTAGAGTGGATTTATCTGGCAGTTCAGGAGTAAACGCTGCTTTTCAGGTATATACCGCAACTGGCAATGGAATAATAGTGAAAAACAACGGCAACGTCGGGATAGGGACGACTGGACCTACTGATAAGCTAACTGTTAATGGTAATTTAAGTATTTTTGGAAATAAAATATATAATGGTTCTGCTAGCAATTCTGCTGGAGTAAGTTTTCCAAGTTCTACAACTAGAATAGATGGGTATAACGGTATTACATTTCATTCTTCACAAACAACAGTTGGCTCACAAACTGAAAGAATGCGTATTGATTCCTCTGGTAAAGTTTCGGTCGGTTCTCCTATTGCAGGTCAATTAGGCGTCAGAGGTACTACAAATGATTCAACTGCTTATTCTTTTGAAGCAGCGAACTCATCAGGTAATACTTTATTTATAGTTAGAAATGATGGTGAAGTTTGGATGCCTAGTGGTAACGTCGGGATTGGGACGACTTCGCCTGGTAGACCATTAACAATAAATTCAGATACTTCACATAGGGCTATAAGAATTTTAGAGAATGATTCAGCAAATGAAAGTTGGGATATTGGAGTAGATGTTGACGGTGATCTTAATTTTTTCAACAGCGCTGATACATCTCCTTCGGTAACATTTTTAGACAACGGCAACGTCGGGATGGGGACGACTGACCCTGATGAAAAATTAGTTTTATATAAATATATAAATTATGCTTCAGATAGTGCTTTATATAGTGCTTACGCAGTAAATAGCACAGCGGTAGATAACAACAAGGTTTTTAAATGGAGAACAGGTATAACAGGAAATCAAACTGGGCATAATTTAACTTTTTCAACTTTAGCAAGAACAGAGTCAAGTTATACAGAAAGAATGCGTATAGACAGTTCAGGTAACACAACTTTTGCAGGTGCTGTTGGTATTGGTGGAACAACGCCTTCTAATGGTTATATGATAGATATTACGCCAACAGCTGGTAATATAATTAGAAGCACAAGAGGTACATCAGTTTTTGGTGCATATCAATCTAATAATTCAGATGTTTACTTAGGAACAATATCCAATAATACTTTTAAAATAATAACTAATGATGGAACTGCAATAACAATAGGAGCAGATAAAAACGCAACTTTTGCAGGTAGTATTTATGCAAATACAATTTATTCAAATACAAACAGCAGTTATTATATAGATGTTGCTACTACAAGTTTAGGTTTGAATATGGCAGGTAGTGCAACTTTTGCAGGAAAAATAATAATCACGGAAAATAGTGGTAATTTTATTTTAGAAAATACAGGTAGTGGTCACGCCTCTTTAACAACTGGCTCATCAAAAGATTTGAATATAAGTTCTGCTAGTGGTACTGTTTATATCAATAACAATACAACTTTTGCAGGTATAATATATGCAGTAGATGGTAACAAAGGTGCGCCAGGTATTTCTTTTGCAAATGACACAGATACTGGTATATTTAGAGATTCTAGTGATAAACTAGCTTTTGCTACTGGTGCAAACACACGAATGATAATTGAGTCTAACGGAGAAGTAGGTATAAACCAACCAAACCCTAGTGCTACATTACATTTAAAAGCAATAGCTAGCAATGGTGTTCCTTTTAAACTAGAAGCACATCCAAGCACTTCGGTTTCTCAAATGCTTATATACGCAACTAAAGCTTATAACTCTACAGACGCTTGGTATAATTTAGTTTGTGAAGCTGGTGATGGTTCAGGTGGTCAAACAAATACTTTAATTATAGAACGTGATGGCGATGTAAGAAACAAAAATAATTCTTATGGTCAAATATCAGATATTAGATTAAAAGAAAATATAACTGATGCGACACCTAAACTAGAAGATATTAAAAAGTTAAAAGTTAAAAATTTCAATCTTATAGGCGATGACTTAAAACAAATTGGTTTAATAGCACAAGAAGTTGAAGAAGTTTTTCCTGGTTTAGTTAAAGAAGATAAACAACCAGATGTAAATGGCGAAGAAGGTGGAGTTTACAAATCTGTTAAATACTCTGTGTTAGTGCCAATGCTTATAAAAGCAATGCAAGAACAACAAGAACAAATAGATGAACTAAAAAAACAAATAAATAATTAAATAAATTTGTATATTTGTAGAAAATAATAATTATGGCAAACACATATTCTTGGGACATTCCAGCAGTAGATTGTAGACCTTTAGAAGAAGGTAATACTGATGTAGTTTATAATGTACATTGGAGATATTCTGCATCAGATGATGTAGCAGAACCTGATACTAAGCAAGCTACAATCATAGGTACACAAATGGTTGCAGCACCTGAAGGTGATTTTATACCTTTTGCTGACTTAACAACTGATATAGTTGTAGGGTGGATAACACCATTAATGGATATGGATGAATTAAAATCTAATTTAGATGCACAAATAGCTGAGTTAGAAAATCCTACAAGTGTAACATTGCCATTACCTAACAACGAATAATTAATAATAAACAAAAACAAAAATGGGGAATTTAACTGAAGAAGAGTTCAATCAATTAAAACAATTAGAAGGAACTAAAAATGCTATACACCACGATCTAGGTGCATTAGCTACACAACAAAAAAGACTACACAAAGGTTACGAAAATTTAGAAGAACAAAGTGAAAAATTCAGAAATGAATTAGTTGAAAAGTACGGAAAAATTAATGTAGACCTTAAAGACGGATCATTCAAAGAAGTAGAAGAAGAAGTTAAAGAGTAATGGCATATATCAATGGAACATCTTTTGGGCTGTTTCATAATGAAATATTGCTAGGACATTCTACAAGTGCTAGTTTTAATTTAAACGTAGACTTACCTAAATCAACAACTAAAGCATCTGCTGGTTTTCAAGAAGTTATCGCTGGTGTTAAATCAGGCACTATATCAGTATCTGCTTTAATAGATTACAGTGATACATTTGGTTTTGAAGAATTTAGCTCAATGGTACTTACAAGAGAGCTAAATAAATTTGTGTTTACACAAGAAGCTTTTTTAGGAATGACATTAACTGGCACTGGTTACATTGTAAATGTAGAGGCTATAGCTGAGGCAGAAAATGTTGTAAGCTATGATTTAGAAATACAATTGACTGATTTTTTTAGCATACAAGATGATAGAAGTGGTCACAGATATTGGAATACAACAGATGTATTTTGGAATAATGCTAACTTCAATTGGAATCTTGCATAATAAATAAATATTGTATATTTGTAGAAATAAAATATTATAAAATTTAAAAAATGGCTACAACATCAGTATTTAATGGAACTAACCTATTATTGAAAATCGAAACAGTAACTCTTGGACACACAACTAGTTGTTCAATGTCGTTATCAAATGATTTACCAGAAGCTACAACAAAGGATTCAAACGGATTCCAAGAAGTAATTGCTGGTGTAATAAGTGGTGAAATTTCATTTGAAGGATTAGTAGACTATAGTGATTCATCAAACGCAATTCAAATGGCTGATTTCTTATTAGCTAGAACACAAATTACTTGTGTATTTGGTACAGCTGAGACTGGCGATGCTGTTTATACAGCAGAAGGATTTTTATCTTCATTAGAGCAATCTGCTGAAATGGAAAGTCCTGTTAGCTATTCTGGTTCAATTACGTTAACTGGAGCAATTACTAAGTCAACAAACTAACATTAAAAACACATAAATGGCAAATAGAAAAAGGGGTTACTACACCATTAAATTGGGTGGTAAAAGTCGTACAATGCATTTTTCAATGAATTTTTGGGCGAACTTTACTGAATCATTAGGTATATCATTAGATGAAATAGGCGCTATCTTTGAAGGTGGCGTTTCTATTAAAAACATAAGAGCGTTGATACATTCAGCGCTTTTAGCTTTTGACCAAGAAGAGAATAATGAAATAGATTATAATGAATTTACAGTAGGTAATTGGTTAGCTGATTTAGAAGCATCTAAATTAGAAGATATTGTTTCTGTAATGTTAGAATCTAAAATTCTTGGTAATGATTTAAACGTTGGTATAAAACGTAAGGTCACAAAAACTACAAAAAAGGGAAAGTAAAAGCGTCCATTAGTTGGGACGATATTTTAGATTATTATATCGGTCAAATAGGGATTTCACCAAGTGATTTTTGGACGCATACTTGGGGTGAAAATCAATTACTCGGTGAGTCCCATATGATCAAGCAAAATTTAGAGTGGGAACGTGTACGATATTTGTCTATGATTTTATTTAATATAAATGTAGATAAACGTGCCAATATGATTACACCTGATAAATTATTTCCATTACCACAAGATGTTTATTTAGAAAAAGATAAACCAAAAAGCACAAGAGAACAATACGACAGATTTCTTAAACAAGTCAACAAAAGTAAAGAGAAAAATTAAGAGTCTTTTTTTTTGTATTTTTGTTAAAATTCTAAGATATGGCAACACAACCATTAAGAGTAAAAATAAATGGTGATGCTAGTGGCTTAAATAAAGCTGTTTCAAGTGCATCAAGCAAATTAAAATCATTTGGTGGTAAACTAAAAGGACTAGGCTCTTCTTTGCAAGCTTTAACATTGCCAATGACATTGGTAGGTGGCGCAAGTGTTAAGATGGCATTAGACTTTGATAAGTCTATGACTAAAATAAAATCCTTAGTTGGTATTGCAGGTGACTCTGTTGATGAAATGGGTCAAACTGTCAAAAAACTTGCTATTGATACAGCTACATCTTCACGTGAAGCAGCTGATGCTTTGTTTTTTATAACCTCCGCAGGTTTACGTGGTTCTGATGCCTTAAAAACTTTAGAAATTTCGTTAAAAGCAGCAGCATCTGGTCTTGGTGATACTGAAACTATAGCAAGATTAAACACAGCTGCTATGGCGGCATATGGTAAAGAAAATTTAACTACCGCAGCTGCTACTGATGTTTTAGTTGCTGCTGTAAGAGAAGGGCGTTTAGATTCTGCGCAATTAGGTCAAGCTATGGAGCAAGTTGTGCCTATTGCTTCAGAAATGGGTGTTGAATTTAATGAACTTGGAGCTGCATTTGCGGCTGTATCTAGAACTAATTCAAATGCTTCAATAGCTGCTACTGGATTAAGAAGTGTACTAGTATCATTATTAAGTCCAAGCGAACAAGCACGTGAAGCCTTACAAGGTATGGGGCTAGGCGCAGATTTTATAAGACAAAACATAAAAGAAAAAGGATTATTAAATACATTACAACTATTAGCAGAAAAGTTTGATGGTAATGCTGACGCTACAACTGCTGTATTTGGTAATATCAGAGCGTTATTGCCTGTAATGAGTTTGACAGGTAAAAACGCAAAAGAAGTCGAAGGTATTTTTTCAAGAATGGAAAACACTCTTGATATGACATCTGTAGCGTTTAAAACTACACAGGAGTCTGCTAGCTTTAAATTTCAAAAAGCATTAAATGGCGCAAAAGAAACTTTAGCCAGTTTAGGACAACAATTATTAGTTGCTGTAGTGCCTTTATTACAAAAGGCTGCAACGTTTGTACAAAATTTATATCAAAGATTTAATGAATTAAGTCCTAATACAAAAAAATTAGCCATTGCTTTAGGTGGTGTAGCAATAGCGTTACCAACAATTATATCGTTGGCAGGTACACTTACAGGTATTTTAGGTGCTTTACTATCACCGATAGGTTTAGTAACAGCAGCATTAGCTGGCATAGCATATGTAATAAGTAAAAATTGGAATGAAATTTTGCCTGTTATAGTTGGTCTTTACAATCAATTTGTAGACTTATATAATTCATCAAAATTAATAAGAACAGCAATTGCTGGTATAGGTTCTGTGTTTAAATCAGTTTTTATAGCTGCTAAATCTCAAATTATGCAATTTGTTAATGTATTCCAAACTATGTGGAATATTATTAAAGAATTTTCCGAAGAAGGTTTAGAAGGTAGTTTTGGAGATATTTTAAAACAAGGTTTTGACAACGGTAAAAAAATTGTCACAGATGCAGCGGAAGATATAGCAACAGAGTTTACAGATGGTTATACTAATGCGCTTGGTAATAATTTAGAAAAGAAAACAGTTGAACAATTTCAAAAAGGTATCAATAATGCTGTTACTAAAATAAAAACTATTACAAGTAATGCGGTAAATTCTATCTTTTCTGGTGGTGGAGGTGGAGGTAGTGATTCTACACAATCATTAGTTGCACAAGGTATCACACCACTTACAGGTACAGATAATTTAAGTCAATTATTAACATTGCCAGATATAATATTAGGTAAACCAGAAGAAACTGATGAAAAAATTAGTGCTTTTGTAACAAAAATGCAAGAATTAGGATTAAGTGTTGACGGTATAATGAGTGAAGTTGGCAATTCTTTTATGTCAGCATTTTCTGCTGTTATGGAAGGTGAAAATTTTGTAAAAGCATTAGGACAAATGTTAGGGCAAATTATTAAAAAATTAATTGCCGCTGCAATGGCTGCCTTAGCACTATCAGCTATATTAGGTGGTTTAGGCATAGGTTCATTTCAAGGTGGTGGTACAGGTGTTAAAGATATATTTGGTAAACTATCTGGTTTTGGAGCATTTGCAAACGGTGGTATTGTTAGCGCACCTACTATGGGTCTAGTTGGCGAATATCCTGGAGCAAGAAGCAATCCTGAAGTAATAGCACCACTAAGTAAATTAAAAGGTATGCTAGGCAATAATAACAATCCTAGTAACGTACAAGTCGGAGGGTCATTTGAACTAAGGGGACAAGATTTAATTGTTGCTTTAGAGCGTGCAAATTCTACTAGAAATAGAATTATATAATATTTATGTCATACGGTGTTAAATACAGATTAGAATTTAGTGATGTTTTAACCTTTGGTAAAAGGGTAGAAATACTTAAAAAAAATTATACAGGTATAGTTAATGATATGATTGGTCAAGCAGAGCCAGTTGTAATTCGATGGAACGCTAATGATGATTATTATAACTCGCCTATAGTAGGGTCTGTATGTTCTTTAAATTTATTTACAACAGATGATGTAAGCTATGATAATTTTTATGAATACGATGAGCGTGAATATCAAATTAAAGTTCTTTACAAAGACTCTAGTAACAATTACCAAACATATTGGATAGGCTATATTGTAGTCGATAGGCATAGAGAACAATATAAATCAAATCCAGTTGCTTTTACTTTAAAGGCATATGATGGTTTAGGTACTTTAGATAATTATTTAACGCCTTTATTTACATCACCTTTTAGTGAAAATACTGGTTTAGCCAATAGAACAAGAATTGCTACTATATTAGCACATTTAGATTTAGATTTAGATATTAAAGTACAAGCTGATATAACACCTGGTTTTTCTTTAACTCCAACTTATCCATCACGTAAAGCTGTTATGAAAAGCATATTAATTACAGCTGGTCGTAATGAACTAATTAATAATTTTGATGTTCCAACTTGTAAAAAACAATTAGAAGCTATATTGAAAAGTTATAATTGTAGAATATTTCAATCTTATGGTTGTTGGTATATAGTAGAAAACACTAATATATTTGATTATAATGTAAAAAATACAATATTCACCACCTTAGCTGGTGGTGGTAGTGTAAGCAACATAAGAACTAGTATAAAAAACCAGTTGGTAAGTAGTTCAGATGAAGTTATACAAACTGATTTATATAATCAAAGTGGTGTTTATCAATCTTCTAGTAATGATTCTGTCTTAAGAATAGTGCCTACAACTTTAAAAAGTATTGGTGGCGATTTAGTTAAAGAGTATATACAACCATTAAATAAAGCTAGATATAATTTTAAAACTACACAGTCTAATGTGTATCAATATACTAGAAATGTTGGTTTTGAGTATGGTTCATATGGTTGGATTATAAGTAGCTATGCATCTTTAGTTACTGATGAAACAGATCAACAAGGTAATAAAGCTATTAAATTAGTTAACGCTCCTACTTCAGGCGAAACTTTAGTTTTTAATTCTGATTATGTAGGACAAACAGCAAAAGGTTGGAATTACTATTATACTGGTGTAAAATCTCAAATTGGTATTTTCGTTGATAAAAATGAAAATAGTGTTTCAAACTTTACATTACAATTTAGAATAGTAGTAAGCGCACCACCTAATTTTTATTATTGGGACGATGAAAATAGCACTTGGACTACAACAAGCACAACAATAACTAGAAAGATACAAGTTTTTAATAATTGGCAGACAATAGATGTAAGTTTTGATGGTACAGGTTACCCTACTAGTTTGACTAACAATCAAATTGGAATACAAGTTTTAAATTGTACTTACAGTGGTACAGGTGTCGAAGATATATATTTTGATAATGTAGGTATTATTGGTAATTATTTTAAGCCAAGCGGTTTATCTGCTGAACCTAATGCTAATGTAAATATTCCTAATTCTTATATAGAATTTGCAGAACGTAACAATAGCACATTAGTTTTTAGTGATGAAAAAACAATCACAGGTACTTATTATTTTAATGGTTCGCTAACTACTAATTACCTTTATCACAGGACTAGAGATTATAATACAAGAAAACCAATATTTGAACGTCATTTACAAAACATAATGAACGACTATAGAGATTTTGTTGTCAGATATGAAGGCACATTTAGAAACGAAACACAGAATCCATTGTCTATGCATAATAGATTATGGTTCAATTTTGGTGCATCAATAGCACAAGATGAGCAAAGTTGTTTCATAAATGGTTTAGAATATAAAGTTAAATCTGCTAATGCAAAAGTAATAGCACATTTACCAAATGATGATGATGATATTGATTTAAAGTTTAGAATTACAACAGAATAGATATTCAGAATCCCCTTTCTGTTTGCGAAGAAATCCCTAATTTTTTTTTAATTTTAGGGGTTTTTTTATGTTAATTGAAAATAATTTTTTATTTTTGTGTAAACTTTAAAATTAAAATATGTTTGAAAATCTATTTAAAGACGAGTTAAAAAGTCTTAAATTAAAACGGTATGATGTGTGCGAAATTCTTAAATGCACAATGCCCACACTTAAATCAAGAATACAAAATCCTGATACATTTACTATAAGTGAATTAAATATTTTACGTGATACAGGATTTGAAAATTCAGTCAAAAATTTAATAAACAATTAAACAATTAAAATATGAAAACAATTAACATTAGTGGTAAGAAATATGTTACCGTAAATGAACGACTAATTTATTTTAGACAACAAGAACAATTTAAAAACTGGCAAATAGTAGAAGAAATAGTTTCTTTAGATGACAAAGAAGGCATATTTAAATGTAGCATAAATGATACAGAAGGCAATATAGTTTCTACAGCACACGCACAAGAATATAGAGATAGCTCAAAAGTAAATAAAACTTCTTTTGTTGAAAATGGATTTACATCTGCCTTAGGTAGAGCATTAGGTTATTTAGGTATTGGTATAGATACTGCTATAGCATCTGAAGATGAACTTATAAACGCAAAAAATAACCAGAATGCAAAAAGTGACTCTAAAAAATGGCTTACAGCTTCACAATTTGAGGCAACACTAAAAGGAGGAACAAAAGAAGCTGAAAATGTTTTAAAAAGATTTAAAATGAAAAGTGAATACAGAGATAAAATAAATAATAAATTTAAATTAAATTAATAATTATGAGTGAACAAAAAAAATCAATTTATGTAAACGGTGTAAGATTTTTCCCAAAGGGAGATAAAGCACCACAAAACTTATTAGCTAATGGTGTAATTACACCAAATGAACTAATAAAATGTTTAAAGCAAGCTGAAGTACAAGATGCTAAAACAGAATACAAAGGGGAAACACAATTCAAAATTAACCTTTGGCAAAATGATGACAATTCAGTTTCTATGAGTTTTAACACTTGGAAGCCTGAAGGATCAAAACAAGCAGATGAGGGGGATGGCGATTTACCTTTTTAGGTTATCGTTTTATAAGAAGGGATTCAGCAATGAGTCCCTTTTTTTTTAAAGTTTTTTTTCATTTATGTTGTGAAATTGAAAATATTTTTTTACTTTTAAACAAACAATAAAATTTATATTATGAAAACACAATTAAAAGATTTAAAAATTAAGTTAAAAGATGTCGAATCAAACATTAAATATTGCGAATATAAAGGCGCACAAAATAAGCCTATATATAAATATTTTTTAGATAGAAGAGATACATTAATTTCAACAATAAATAACATAAGATGAAAAATAGAAAATACGAAGCAAACTTAATAGTATTTAGTATATCAATAGTTAGTATGTTTTTAATACTTATAATATTATAATGGAAGTAAATAAAGAAAAAAGAAAACAAATACCATTATATAGTGGCTTGTTAAAATATTTCCCAGATGCATTATGTGAAGTTGCAAAAGTTAGTTATATAGGTAGCAAGCAACATCATCCTAATGAACCTTTACACTGGGATAGAAATAAATCAACTGATGATCTTGATGCATTAATGCGACATTTAATCCAAGTAGGAGAGTTAGATACAGATGGTTTAAGACATAGTGCTAAAATCTGTTGGCGTGCATTAGCAAATTTACAAAAAGAATTAGAGAGTAAAAACGTTAGAAGCGAACAATGGCACAAAGACCAATATAATCGTAATAGATTGCCAGAGGATCAAATAATATCAGGAACAGAATGAATGTATTAGAGCTTTATGCAGGTAGTAGAAGTATTGGTAAATCTGCGGAGTCATTAGGATATAATGTTTATAGTTCAGATATAAATGACTTTCAAGGTATAGATTATGTTGTTGACATTTTACAGTTTGATGTAGAAAAATTACCTTTTAAGCCAGACATTATTTGGGCAAGTCCTCCCTGTACATATTTTAGTGTAGCAAGTATAGGTAAGCATTGGCACAAAAATCATACACCTAAAACAAAACAAGCAGTTTTCGGTGTAGAAATAGTAAAAAAAACAATAAGTATTATTAAAGAATTAAAACCAAAATACTGGTATATAGAAAACCCAAGAGGCAAATTAAGAAAATTAAATTTTATGCAATCATTAGAAAGAACGACTGTCTGGTATTGTAAGTATGGTGATAAAAGAGCAAAACCAACTGACATATGGACTAACAATTTAAGGTCAATATTTAACCCTAACGGATGGCAACCTAGAAAAGAATGTCACAATGGTAATAAAAAATGTCATCACGAATCAGCACCAAGAGGTAGTAAAACAGGAACACAAGGATTAAAAGGTAATTACAATAGAAGTAAAATTCCACAAGAATTATGTTTAGAAATATTAAAATCAATTTAAAATAAATAAATATGGAAGCAAATAAATATACACCTGTAGAAGAAGCAGCACTTTTTTTACATCAAAGAGTCAAAGCTATGGAAATAGAAATTGACAGATTAAATGAAATCAATGAGTCATTATTTGACCAATATGAAATACAAAATGCAGAAATAGTTAAACTAGAAAAACAAGTAGTTGAATTTGAAAAAATAAAAGAAGAAAATAAACAATTAAAAAAAGCACTTATAGGATGTTAGTACAAAAAGATAGCAATGAAATTTATCATCAATCTCCTGGTATTAGTGCTAGTGGTTTAAAGACAATATTTAAAAAATCTATATATCACTATCTAAACCAAAAACCTTTTGAGTCTAGTTCAATGGCTTTTGGGTCTGC